ATAAATAAATGGTCTATACTAACAATAACAGCATCTTTCCAGATCAGGTGGTACCTGAAGAAGAAAAGAAATCATTTGAATATGGTTTAGCTGTTGGAAACGCTATTGAACAAGAATGGTTTAGAAACAACAGTGGACAGAATAGGTTTTCCTATAATTTTCAAAACTTTAATAGACTTAGATTGTATGCTAGAGGTGAGCAGCCAATACAGAAGTATAAGGATGAATTATCAAATAACGGCGATTTATCTTATTTAAATTTAGACTGGAAACCAATACCTGTTTTATCTAAGTTTGTAGACATAGTTGTTAACGGTATGACTGAGAAAGGTTATGAACTAAATTCATTTGCTTCAGATCCTTTTGCTTTAAAGCAGCGTACTGACTTCGCATCTAATGCCATGCGTGATATAAAAAACAAAGCTAGTATAGATCAATTGTCTCAAGCTACTGGTCAAAACTTTTACGCTTCAGCTGATCCAGAAAACTTACCTAGAGACAAAAATGAATTAGACCTTTTTATGCAGCTTAATTATAAGCAAAGCATAGAAATAGCAGAGGAGGAGGTTATAAATAATGTGTTAGATGCTAATAAGTTTGACGAGACTAAAAAACGTTTAGCTTATGATTTAACTGTGTTAGGTATATCTGCTGTTAAAACTAGTTTTAATTTATCAGAAGGTATAACTATAGATTATGTTAATCCAGCTAATCTAGTTTATTCAGCTACAGATGATCCTAATTTTGAAGATATATATTATGTTGGTGAAATAAAGAGCTTAACACTTCCAGAGATTAAAAAGCTTTTTCCTAATTTAACTAATGAAGAGTTAGAAAAAATACAAAAATATCCTGGTCGTCAAAACTACGCTCAAAGCGATTGGCAAGTTAATAGCGATGTTAATCAACATCAAGTTTTGTTTTTTGAATACAAAACATATCAAGATCAGGTATTTAAAATAAAACAAACAGAACAAGGTTTAGAAAAAACCTTAGAAAAGCAAGATACATTCAATCCTCCACCTAATGATAATTTTGAAAGAGCTTCAAGATCTATAGAGGTCTTATATACAGGAGCTAAAATACTAGGCATGGGAGATACTATGCTAGAGTGGAAGTTGTCGGAAAACATGACAAGACCTTACGGTGATATTACTAGAGTTAATATGAATTATTGTATTTCAGCTCCTAGAATGTACCAAGGTAGAATAGAATCTATAGTTAGTAGAACAACTAGTTTTGCTGATATGATACAATTGACTCATTTAAAACTACAACAAGTTTTAGCTAGATTAGTTCCTGATGGAGTTTATGTTGATGTAGATGGATTAGCTGAGGTTGACTTAGGTAATGGAACTAACTACAATCCAGCAGAAGCATTAAACATGTATTTCCAGACTGGTACTATAGTGGGTAGATCATTAACTCAAGACGGTGAAATGAATCGAGGTAAAGTACCTATTCAAGAACTTCAAAGCTCTTCTGGTATTTCTAAGATTCAAGCTATGATACAAACGTATCAGTATTATCTACAGATGATCCGTGACGTAACAGGATTAAACGAAGCTCGAGACGGAAGTGCTCCTGATAAAAACGCATTAGTTGGTTTGCAAAAACTAGCAGCAGCTAATTCTAACACAGCTACAAGACATATCTTACAATCTTTAATGTATCTAACTATAAGATCTTGTGAAAATGTTAGCTTAAGAGTTAGTGATATGCTTCAATTTCCTTTAACTAAGGCTTCTTTATTAAATAGCATAAATGCGTTTAACACAGCTACTTTAAAAGAAATAGATACGCTATCTATACATGAGTTTGGTATATTTTTAGATTTAGAACCAGATGAGGAGGATAAAGCTCAACTAGAAAAAAGCATACAAATAGCACTACAAGCTGGTAGTATAAAATTAGCAGACGCTATAGATATTAGAGAGATACAAAACATTAAGTTAGCTAACACGCTTTTAAAGTTTAGACAATCAGAAAATGCAGCTGAAGAAAGAGCGGCTCAAATGGAAAACATACAAGCTCAAGCTCAAGCCAATGCTGAGTCTGCTGAAAAAGCTGCAGCTGCTGAAGTTCAAAAGCAACAAGCTTTAGCTCAAACTACAGTTCAAATAGAGCAAGCAAAGTCTCAAATGGAAATTGAACGTATGGAGCAAGAAGCTAATATAAAAAGAGGTTTGATGGCTGAAGAGTTTAGTTATCAAATGAAACTAGCTGAGATGCAAGCTCAAGTAACAGCAAAAAAAGAAGCTGAAATAGAGGACAGAAAAGACAAGAGACTACAAATGCAAGGCACTCAACAGAGTGAACTTATAGATCAAAGACAAAACGATCTATTGCCTAAAAACTTTGAATCATCAGGTAATGACAACTTAGATGGGTTTGGTTTAGAGCAATTTACCCCAAGATAGGGATTATTAATTTTTATTATATTATATTATGTCAGAAGAAGTGAAACAAGAAGGAGAATTTAAATTAAAACCTAAAGCTCCTAAAATTAAAGGTCAAGGTAATATCGTTGCAGATATAACTAAGATAGATTTAAGTAAACCGCAAAAAGAAGAAACAAATGCCATTCAAGAGCAAGAAACAGGAACAGTGGTTGATGATAAACAAGCCGGAGATATACCAAAAGTGGAAGAACAAGTACGGGAGCCCGGCGAGATTCCTAAAGTTGAAATCAAAAGCGAAGAGTTAGAGTCACCACTTCAAATAATAGAAGATGAAGACGATAACACTGAAGAGATCACAATGGTTGGAGGCACTGAAAGTCCCAACACCTCACAGGAACAAAAAGAAGTACTACCGCAAGCTCAAACACAAGAGTTACCAGAAAACGTAGATAAATTAGTTTCTTTTATGAAAGAAACAGGTGGTACAATAGATGACTATGCTAGATTAAATGCTGATTATAGCAACATAGATGGCGAGACTCTATTAAGAGAATACTACAAACAATCTAAACCTCACTTAGATTCAGAAGAAATTCAATTTGTAATTGAAGACTCTTTTAATTTTGATGAGGATTTAGATGAAGCAAGAGATATTCGAAAGAAAAAACTTGCATATAAAGAAGAGGTTGCAAAAGCTAAAAGCTATTTGGATTCAGTTAAGGATAAATATTACGCAGAGATCAAGTTGAGACCTGGGATTAATCCTGAGCAACAAAAAGCTACAGACTTTTTTAACCGATACAACGAAGAGCAAGAGCTCAATAAAGCTAACCAAGAAAGGTTCCGTAGCCAGACAGACGAACTTCTCAACAACGAATTCAAAGGTTTTGATTTTAAAGTTGGAGAAAAAAAGTTTAGATATGGTGTTAAAGATCCTGTCAAGGTTGCAGATAACCAAAAAGACATTTCTACATTCATTAAGACGTTCTTAAACGATAAAGGAGAGGTTGTTGATACAAAAGGCTATCATAAGGCTTTATACGCAGCACGCAACGCTGATACTATAGCACAACATTTTTATGAGCAAGGTAAAACCGATGCTATTAAAAACCAGTTGGCTAAGTCTAAAAACATAAGTACAGAGCCTAGAAAAACACAAGATGGCAGTGTATTTATTGATGGATTTAAAGTGAAGGCGGTTAGTGGTCTTGATTCTTCAAAGCTTAAGATTAAAACGAAAAAATTTAACAATTAAAAATTAAAAATTATGGGAACATTATCCCCTACTTTTGGGACGATTAAACCGTCGCAATCACAACAATTACTACAATCTAACTATCTTCAGTTTAACACTGGAACTGGTAAAGATTTTGCACAACAGTATCTACCTGAGATCTACGAACAAGAAGTAGAGCGTTACGGAAACAGAACTCTTTCTGGATTCTTGCGTATGGTTGGAGCTGAAATGCCAATGACGTCAGATCAAGTTATTTGGTCAGAACAAAACAGACTGCATATTGCCTATGATGCGTGTACTAACACAAGTGGAACAAATACTATTGGTATTCCAGTTGGAGGTACAGCTATTGATGGAACTTTAGTTCAAAACGTAGTTTCTCCTGGACAAACTGTTGTTCTTTTGGATGGACTTGGAGCTGAATTAAAAGCTGTAGTTACAGGTTCGCATCCAGTAAATGGAAACGTAGTTGTAGCACCTTACACAGCTGCTGATACAAGCTCTCTTGCTGCTACTGGAGTTAAAATGTTTGTATATGGTTCTGAATTTGGCAAAGGATCTTCAATCACGAATTGGGGTGGTGGTGCCGGTGAAATCACTACAAAGGGTGAAAACATTAGCATTGACCCTACGTTTACTCAATTTAGTAATTCACCTGTTATTATTCGTAACACATACTCTATCAACGGATCTGATATGTCTCAAATTGGATGGGTAGAAGTTGCTACTGAAGACGGAACATCTGGATACTTATGGTATTTAAAAGCTGAATCTGAAACTCGTTTACGTTTTGAAGATTACTTAGAAATGAGTGTAGTTGAAGGAGAATTAGCAGCTGCTGGTTCACAAGCTTTAACTGACGGTTATAAAGGTACACAAGGTTTATTCGCAGCTGTAGCTGACAGAGGAAACGTTGAGGTTGCTTTTAGCGGAGCTAACTTAGATGACTTTGATAATATTCTATCTAATCTAGATACTCAAGGAGCTATTGAAGAAAACATGCTATTCTTAAACCGTGCAACTTCTTTGGAAATTGACGGTATGCTAGCTGGTGTTTCTGCAGGAGCTAACGGAGGTACTGCTTATGGATTATTTGAAAACTCTGAAGAAATGGCATTAAACCTAGGGTTTAGCGGTTTCCGTAGAGGATCTTATGACTTTTATAAGACTGACTGGAAATACTTAAATGATGCTTCTACTCGTGGTGCCATCACAGGTGTGGCTTCGATTGAAGGTGTTTTAGTACCGGCTGGTACTTCTACAGTTTACGATCAAATTCTAGGAACTAACATTCGTCGTCCATTCCTACACGTACGATACAGAGCTTCACAAACTGAAGATCGCCGTATGAAGTCTTGGTTGACTGGATCAGCTGGAGGTGCATTTACTTCTAGTCTTGATGCAATGGAGGTTAACTTCCTATCTGAAAGATGTTTAGTAGTACAAGCTGCTAACAACTTTGTATTATTCAAAGGAGTGTAAACAATTGGTAGATTTACCCTCGTTGAATCTACGGGGGTAATTCTTACCTTTATTAAACTATTAAATTATATTATATTATGGCTAAAAAACAAGTAGTCCAAGATCCGTCTTGGGAAATTAAAGATAGAACTTATTTAACAACAGGTAATCAAAAACCACTAACATTAAAAATACCATCTAGACATTCATTAAGACACGCGTTGCTTCATTATGACGAAGTAACAAACGATCAGCGAGAATTAAGATATGCTACTAATCAAAACTCACCTTTTAAAGATGAGCAAAATGGAGAAGTAACACTAGGTCATATTGTTTTTACTAATGGATCTCTGTTTGTACCTAAAAGAAATCAAGTACTACAAAAAATATTATCACTATATCATCCTTTAAAGAATAAAATATATAAAGAGTTAGATCAAATTGAGCTAGCTAAAGATGATTTGTTTGACTTAGAAATGGAATTAGAGGCTATGAACGTTGCTAAAAACATCGACATTGATCAATGCGAGGCTATACTACGCGTAGAATTAGGATCTAAAGTATCAGACATGAGTTCTAAGGAGCTTAAAAGAGATTTATTCTTATTCGCTAAGCAGAATCCTAAGCTGTTCTTAGATCTTGCTAATGATGACAATGTTCAACTTAGAAATTTTGCTATTAGAGCAACTGAAGCTAATATAATTAAATTAGCTGATGACCAAAGAACATTTACTTGGGCTTCTAATGGTAGAAAATTAATGACAGTACCTTTTGACGAAAACCCATACTCAGCTATGGCATCTTTCTTCAAGACAGACGAAGGCATTCAAGTCTTTCAGTCTATAGAGAAAAAGTTCTCTTAACATGTAATACTATAAGGGAGGCTAACGCCTCCTTTATTTTAATAATAACAACAAATGGCTATAAACGTAAATACAGTATATCAAACTGTTTTAATGATACTGAATAAAGAGCAGCGTGGTTATATGACCCCGACTGAGTTCAATACAGTAGCAACACAAGTACAGTTAGAAATATTTGAAAAATACTTTGATGATCTAAACCAGCAACTACGTATACCTCAAGCGGATACGGATTACGCAGATAGACAAGAAAATATTGATGAAAAAATAGCTATATTTAAAACTTTTGGACCAGCTACTTACGTTACATTATCTGGTCTTTCTTATTTTACGTTACCAACCGAAGACAGCTACTTAGAGTTTGTAGATTTCTATAGACTTGGCAATGTAATTTATAACAACGAAAAAATAGTTCAAAGATTAGATAGACATGATTTTTATTACGTAAATCAGTCAAGGCTAACTAAGCCGACTAAAATTAATCCGGTTTATCTTTATGAAAATCAAAAACTTTTTGTTAAGCCCGAAACAATAACAAAAGATATTCAAGTTGACTACGTGAGAAAACCTAAAGATATTATTTGGGACTTTACTGTAGGGAATTTAGGTCAATATGTTTTCAATAGCTTACCCACATCAATTACTCAAAATTTTGAATTGCACGAATCTGAGCAATCTGAAGTTATATTAAAGATATTACTATACGCTGGTATAGTTATAAGAGATCCTCAAATAGTTCAAGCGGCTGCAGCGCAAGTTCAAGCTGATGAAGCAAATAAAAAAAGTTAACAAATGGCTACACCTAACAACGGTCTAATAACTGAAACTAACGCGCAGTATTACTCAGGTTCTCAAACCTTTGAAGCGCCTATAGTTAATTCCACCATAACAGCGACTTTCGACACAGATTTAATATTTGGCAGTTCAGACCCTACTACCGCTGGTTATAATTTAAATAATTTTAAGCTGTACGTTAGTCCATTAGGTTTACCTGGAACTTTTATAGAATACGTTTCTAGTTATACCGTAAGCAACAATGTAATTACTTTAGGTACAGCTCCTCAAGCTAATGAATGGTTTGTTGTTCAATTACTTACAGAGTTTGGTGGAGAATATGGAGATAGAGACGCTTTTGGCGATACAGTAGAAGATAATTATGGTGGATATGCTTACACCACACTAGAAGACGTTATAACTAACTTTATGATAGGTTACGTAGGCGCAGGTAAACTTATACCAAGCGTTAAAACAACTGACGTTATGTTTTTTGCTAAACGAGGACTACAAGAATTTAGTTATGATACTTTAAAAAGTATTAGATCTCAAGAGCTTACGGTGGCCTCGAATCTTGGTGTTATACTTCCTCAAGATTATGTTAATTATGTTAACGTATCTTGGATTGATAATCAAGGTGTTAAGCATATAATATATCCAACAACCTTAACTACAAACCCTTACGAAACACCTAGTCAAGACAGACAGGGAATTCCTATACAGGATAATGTAGAAGAAAACATAAATACAACTTCTTTAACAGAAGAAAGATGGGCTAAAAACAATTTAAAAGAAATAAACGACGCTCAGAGTAATTTAACCGGTATGTTATTGTCGGATGGTTTAGGTTACCCAGGCATGTATGGTGATAATTATTTAGGTCAAAGATATGGTTTACAACCGGAAACATCACAAATAAACGGTTGGTTTACTATAAACGAACGCACTGGTAAGATGTCTTTTTCAAGTGATTTAGCTGGTCGTATTATAATTTTAGAATACATATCCGACGGTCTAGGCTATGATGCTGACATGAAAATACCTAAATTGGCTGAGGAAGCTTTATATGCTCATATAAGTCATGCGATTATAGCTTCTAGAATTAATCAACCAGAGTATGTTGTTCAAAGGTTAAGACGCGAAAAAAGTGCTAAACTTAGAAATGCTAAGATTAGATTGTCAAATATAAAATTAAATGAGTTTGTTCAGATTGCTAGAGGTAAATCTAAATGGATTAAATACTAAATTGAATGGCTGAAGTTAAAAATGCTTTTATAAAGTCTAAAATGAATAAAGATCTTGATAGTAGATTGCTACCTTCAGGTGAATATAGAGATGGACGAAATATACAAGTAAGTAAATCAGAAGGCGAAGACGTAGGTGCTTTAGAGAATGCAGTGGGTAATATTCCTGCTACTACTTCTTCAAACCAGCCTGTTGATTTTAATGTTTTGTCAGGATGCGGTTGTTCTGATTTAGAATCAATAGGGGTTTTTGCTGATACTAACTCTAACAATATATATGTTTTTTTAACAAATTATGGACCTGATAATCCTGTTGAAAACGCTAAGTACTCTACTTCTTCTAAAAACTATATATACTCTTACAACACTTTAACAGGTACTGTTATAAAATTAGTTGAAGGATCTTTTTTGAACTTTTCTAAAAAAAATCCTATTTACGGTATAAATGTTTTAGAAAACTTATTATTTTGGACAGATAATAGAAATCAACCTAGAAAAATAAATTTAGATAGAGCTAATCCAACTGGTCTACAAACACCTGTTTACTATAACACAGAAGACAAAATATCTGTAGCTAAATATAATCCTTACGAAACTATTAATTTGTATTATTTTGATACAAGTCAATATACTAAATATAATACTCCTGGACTTCCAGATGGTGAAACTCCTAATCCTAATTTAAATAAATACGTTAGCTCTATACAAGATGTTACTTCAGAATTTCTACCTGATGGAGTTACTAAAAACATGTATTACAATCCTAATTGGCCTGGAGATCCAAATTATTTAGAAGATAAATTTGTTACTTTTAGCTATAGATTTATATTTGATGATGGTGAGCAGTCAATTATGGCTCCTTTCACTCAAGAAGCTTTTATTCCTAAACAAGATGGTTATTTTTTAGGAGACAACGAGGAAGACACCTATAGGAGCACTATAGTTAGATTCATGGAAAACAAAGCTAAAAGTGTAGGTATTTACGTGCCTCTCCCTTTCGCAGCAAATACATTACAAGATTCATTAGGAGTTTCTAAAATTGAAATACTTTATAAAGAATCTAATTCTTTAACTGTAAAAGTTTTAGATTCTGTCACTTTTGATGATTTTTCTACATTAACAAATGGAGATCCTAACACTGAGCCACAGTATTTTTACGATTATCAATCAAGAAAACCTTATAAAACTTTACCAGAAAGCGATATAATAAGAGTTTACGATAAAGTTCCTGTAAAAGCGCTAGGTCAAGAGGTTATAGGTAATAGAATTGTTTATAGTAATTTTCAAGATAAACATTCTCCTCCTCTTACTATAGATTATGATGTAGCTGTTACTCCTAAAGATGAGCTTCAATATCCTTTACCTGAAAATAAAGCTTTTTGGACTACAAGCGCAGTTGAGTATCCAATGCATACAGTTAAACAAAATAGAAATTATCAAGTAGGTTTTGTTTTAGCTGATAGATATGGCAGACAATCAACTACTATACTTTCACCTGTAAAAACATCGTTAAAAACAGATCCATCTACTGGTGTTGTGTTCGGAGGTTCAACATATTATCATCCATATACAGCAGAACCAATAGCTCCTGCTGTTAATGGAATTAATTCTTGGCCTGGCGACTCTTTAAAAATATTAATAAATGAAATAATACCAGAATCTTTGCCAATAGAAGGTTATCCTGGTCTTTATCAACCTTATTTACTTGCGGATGGAACGCTTAATTCTGAATATAATCCTTTAGGATGGTACTCTTACAAAGTTGTTGTAAAACAAACTGAACAAGATTATTACAACGTTTATTTACCTGGTATATTAGATGGTTATCCTGATTTTGGATCTCAACAGACTCCTCCAGATGCAGAAGACACTATTGCACATATAACGCTTATAGGAGATAATATAAACAAAGTGCCTAGAGATTTAACAGAAGTTGGTCCAGAGCAAAAGCAATATAGAAGTGATGTTAAGCTTTTTGGTAGAGTTTCTCCTGAAAGAAGTACTGCACCTGCGTTTACTGTTCCGTATTATCCTCAAACAAACTATCAAGAACCTGTAGCTATAGCGGAACAAGATTATATATTTACTGATGCCGCTACTGATGCACCCTATGGAACCGTATATCAATCTGATTCAGATCCTTATATAGCTAGATTAGCTCAAGGTGACGTATCAACAACCGTTGGATCTAGTTTACCTTTACCTATAGGATCTTTACAGACGACGGGTAATCCAGGAGCTACATACCCTATACGTTTAGGAGTTTTTGAAACAGCGCCTGTAGAATCATTGCTTGATATATTTTGGGAAACATCTACATCAGGTTTGATATCTGATTTAAATAAAGCGGCTGGCGCATTGACTACGGTTAGCGGTTGGGTTCAAGGAAATAATCAACCGTTTGTTTTTAATCAATCTGAAGCTACTCAACAGAGCGTAAATATAACATCTGAACCATTTGCTCCAGCTGTAGACAATGGATTTGGAGAAGTAGCTATGAGAAATAGTAAAGTTACGTTAATATCCGTAAATGATAACGTTCCTGGAAGCGCACCTATAACAGCAGATTACTTTGCTCTTGAAACTATAGAAGAAGCAAACAGTCAATATCCATGGAGATCTTACAATATAAAAGTTAAAAATCCTAAAAGATTTGAAGATAATCCTCTTATAAACGCTTTTAAATTTACTTTTTTAGTTGAAAATCTTGGTGACGCAACTGCAATTCCTGTGGTTGAACCGTCAGCGCCAACGACATCTGTTATAAATGCCACATTAATAAATGAACAACCTACTATAGACAGTGGACAAACCTCTATAGTAGCAGCTAGTGATAGAAATCCTTTAGATAAGTTAACTACTTTTACAGGTAAAAACGGAGCCACAGCAGTTCCTAATCAACAAACCTTACAATTAGTTTGGGAGTTAAGTGGACAAAACCCAGCTCCAAATCCTCCTTTAGTTCCGCCCTTACTTCTTTCTAGTAGTGGAAACTTAACAGAGCCTACAGGAACAGCTATGGGTGGCTATAGCTTTAATTTAGTATTGAAAGACACAAGTGGATTAACAGGTTATAAACAAGTAAACCAAAATGTAAACGTTAGTTTTGGCCAAACACAGATAAATTCTTCCTTTGGATCTACTAGTTCTGCTCAAATAATATCTCAAGGATTAGAATCTTCAGGCCTTTTTTGGTCTAGTAATTACAATAACAACTCTTTAATAAATTCAGATGTTGTTGGAGTGATATCTACAGGCGTTGGAGGACAGTCAAGAAATGCATACAACGATTTGATTTTACAGGACGACGGTTTAAGTAATGATAGTCAAGATTTTGAGGATTTCGATAGCACTACAAATCCATTATCACAGACTGGCACAGCATATAGATGGAAAAACGTAAACAATAAAGCCTCAAGAATAAGTAGCGCTGATGAAGCTGACAGCTCTTTAACGGAAGGAACCGCTTATGTAAAATTAAATTTTAGATTTAAAGGTTGGCCAAAGTACAGTTCTTCAGGAGCCACTGGAAGTTTTGATGATCCAGTACCACCACCAGGAAATCAAATAGGCGTTTCTTGGTTAGGTTATTTTCAGTATAGAGCTCAAGAAAATGATTCTTGGGTAACAGCTACAGATGTAGAGGGCCAAGAAATAAGATTTGGATCAGCTCAATTAAATCAATATGGGTTAAAACGTAGTCCAGGCGGTACTTTTATAAATACAGGTTTGTTGTCTAACAACAGTTCAGGAGGAACTGCGTCATCCGTGCCAAGCAGTCGGGTATCTGGAGGTGAGAGCAGAGAAGACGTAGTGTTAGCAGCTGCGCCGTACGTTGGATCTAACGGGGTTACAGACCGAGAGGCGGCTGGTAGTACAGTTTCTAAGGTGTTTGTTTTTGGAAAAGATCAAGGATATGAAACTAATTCAGATAAGTTTGGTGAATATAGAATCTTAATTAGATATCCTCAACCTTTAATTGAATCTGATCCACAAAGAGACAGAATAATTCCCACGCCTAGTACGCAGCAAATGCCCGTGTGGACTTTAGACGCTGGACCTACTTTAACAGATAGAAATATTGATGTTAGTATTGAATTTGGTGATTTTTACTATAAAAAATCCGATGCTCCATCTTCTTTTGAATATCAAATATCTTCAACCGGAGCTTCTAACGCTTCTGGCGCTAAAGTAAAAAACACTCAAACAACTGTTTGGGCTAGAGAGTGGTCGCACAAATACGTAACTCAGTTTTATACAGATTCAAATCTCACAACGCCACATTCGTCTACAACGAACGACTTATGGTATAGCTACTCTTCTTTAGGTTCAGGATCTATAAACTCTAATTCAGGAACACAAAACGCTTCTACTAATGGACCTGATAGCTCAGCTCCAGATGCGTCCACATTAAATAGTTACGACTTAAATAACAATGGATTTAGCTCTAGAAGATGGGTTGCTCAGTTTGATGGAAACGGAAAAAAGAAAAGTGGAACAGCAACACCATGTGTTAGTACATTTTAACAATAATAGGTGATAATATAATATGGGAGTAATAGAAGTTAAATATTTCAACAGTTTTATACTTAGAAAAACAGTAGGCTCAGATGACATTACACCTATGTGGAATGGTTCTAGAGGAGATAATACGTATCCGCTTACAACTAGTCCAGCTGTATCTAACACGGTCAATTGGGCTGTTGAAGAGTCTAGAATAACTGGAGGATACAACAACACGCAAGTAGAACTAGGCGTTAAAGCATATTTAGTGGAAGATAATCCAAACGCTTCTATTAGAGTAAATTCAATGATATACTCTGGAATATTTAATTCTAGAACAGGAATCAACGATACTAATGTGTTTTCTATAGGAGAAGATATAACGAAAAGCGTTGATCCGTCTAATGGATCTATACAAAAATTATATGCAGAAGATACTAATCTAATAATATTTCAAGAAAACAAAGTTAATCAAGCTTTAGTAGATAAAGACGCTATATATTCTGCAGAAGGAGGAGGTACTGTTACTTCTTCTAATTTAGTTATTGGAGACATAAGGTCAGTGGGTGGTAATTACGGTATAAGCAGAAACCCAGAAAGCTTTGCAATTTATGGATTTAGAAAATATTTTACCGATAAAGATAGAAACGCTGTTTTAAGATTATCTAAAGATGGTTTAACAGAAATATCTAATTACGGTATGTCTGATTACTTTAGAGACAAACTAAGCACGTTAGATGGCGATGTGTTCAATACAGGTAAAGCTGTTGGAGCTTGGGACATACATAATAAGCAGTATGTTTTATCTTTGCAACCTTATTCAGGTAATAGTGAAACTCTTGCTTTTGATGACAGTGTAAATGGCTTTCCTAGTTTCTTTAGCTACGAACCAGATCACGGTATTAGTTTAAAAAATAATTTTTATTCTTTAAAAAATGGAGTTTTATATGTGCACAACTCCCCTCAAGCTAAAAGAGGTAATTTTTACGGGCAACAATATAACTCAAATATAACTTTTGTGTTTAATCCTAAGGTAAGTATGTCTAAAGTTTTTAAGACAATAAACTACGAAGGAAGCAACGGGTGGGAAGTAAGTTCGTTTAAATCTGATACAACAGGAACACACGGAGTTGGTACTCCTGAAGAAGCAATTGGAGATCCGTTTATGCAAGGAACTCAAGATTCAACTAAAGTTGTTTACAGTTACAATCAAGGATCTTATGATAACTTTGGCAATGAGTATCCTGCCCAATTAATACCACCTATTAATCACGCTGGATTTACTAGAAAAGAAAATAAATACATGGCAAACCTTATAAACAATAGTCCGGCAGCGGCAGGTGAGGTTGTTTGGGGTAATGCTATGACTGGTATAAAAGGTTATTTTGCAACGGTAACAATATCAACAGATAACGTTACGGATTTAGGCGGAATGAAAGAGTTGTTTGCGGCGTCTTCAGACTACGTAGAATCATCATATTAAATTAAATTAAATGGAATTAAGCATACGCAAGCTAAAAGAATCTGATTGGGATACCTTAGTTAGTCTTTGGAAAATGTGGCCTGACTGGCAAACGCATCCAACTAAAGCTTTGCTTCCTGAAAATGGAACTGGTGGACTTATAGTTGAAAAAAACGGAACAGCTATTATAGCTGGATTCATATATACAACTAATTCTAAAGTTGGCTGGATGGAGTGGATAGTTTCTAATGCCGACTATAGAGAACCCGATAGAAAACAAGCTAGTGAATTATTAGTATCTGGTTTAGAGCATGTTGCTAAAATCAGTGGATGTGAAATAATATTAAGCGTAGGAAGAAATAAAGGCTTAATGCAAACACATAGAAATTTAGGATATACAGTAGATGAAGATCCTTCTTATGAAATATCAAAAAAAATAACATAAAATGGGAGTAGTAACAGCAGCGATAATTGGAGCATCTGTGGCAGTAGCGGGCTCAGCGGTAGGTGCGATAAGTGCGCATCAAGGCAAGCAAAGAGCTAAAGGTCAAATGATGACGGCTCAAAGAGAGTTAGAGGAACTAGAATCAAACAGACAAGACGTTATAAACCCCTATGAAGGTGTAACGGACTTATCTAGTATGGTTTCAGATGTAAGTAATATGGCATCAAATCCATTTGCTAATTTATCTGTATCTACAGCAGCTGCTGAAATGCAAATTGAAGAAGCTGATATAGCTTTAGCAAATACATTAGATACTCTTAGAGCTACAGGAGCTAGCGCTGGTGGAGCAACTGCTTTGGCTAGAATGGCCTTAGAAAGTAAAAAAGGTGTTGCCGCTAGCATAGAACAACAAGAAGCTAACAATCAAAAAATGAGAGCTTCTGGAGAAGAAAGACTTCAAGGTATAGAAATGAACGAAGCTAAACGTGTTCAGAATGTTGGTCTAAGTCAAGCTGAAAAAGTGCAGAAAGCTGATGTAGAAGGGGCTATATACGAGTTTGAAACTCAAGAAAGTAGAGACGAGCAGCAGTTAAACAGAAAACAAGGTCAAATAGACAATGCAAGTCAGAGAATGCAATCGGCTAACGCGGCTAAAGGCGCGGCTATTGGAGGCGGAATAAGTGCTGTTGGAAATATATTTGGTAGCAAAGCAGCATACACAGGATAAACAAAATTAAAATGGCTGAAAACAACAATTTTACTACAATAAACAAACAGGTTAATAAGATCTGGGATGACGCTGCTTATGGTGTTGTTGAAGAGGTTTCTAGCGGTATTAGCAAAGCTGAAGCTTCTATGTCTAAATCTCAAAAAGAAGCTGCGCAAGTGCAAAGAGATGTTTCTGCTAGGTTTTTTCAAAACACAGAAGCGGCTTTAATACAAACTCAAAAAGGTAGCGTAAGAAACCCAGCTTTAGCTGAGTTAGGCAACGAATTAATTTGGGGTATATATCATTCTAGTGCTACTGTTGAAAATGCTAAAGATAGAACCGAGAGAAGAGATGCTAGTATTCAAACTGGTTCTTTAGAAAAGTCTCTTCAAGAGCTGTATAAAGTTATAGAGTTAGGTAAAGAAAATGATCCTTTGTTTTTATTAGAGTATTTTGGTAGAGATGGTATGAAGTTTCCAGGTCAGCCAGGAGGTATGGCTTTAGTTGGAGGAGAAACACCTACATGGTGTAAAACTATGGTTATAAGAAATGGATTAGATGGAGGAGATTCTGAAGAAAAATATTATATAGGAGTAGATGGCGAAGTTAGACTTAGATACTCAGGTTCTATACTGAACGGTGAAATAGTAGACAAACCAGCTTTACAGTGGTTAGCTTATGATCCTGGTCTTATACTTGACTTAAAGGGTGATAACATTAAAATGCTACAATCTCCTAGCACGTTGGATTCTGCTGGTGAACCTATAGGCATACTAGATAAAAGCTTGCAATATAATGATCCTTTTTTATTACTAGATAAAGCTTATCAAGAAATTTCTGACGATGGAAAAACTCAAACAGAGTTTATACCAGCTAACATGTCTATGATTATACAGTCTATAAAACCAAAATTAAGAGCTAAAGCTAGTTCTTTGCTTTCTGATTACACGCTAGCTAATAACGTGTGGAGAAACGTATTTAACATGGAAGAAGATTTAAAGTTTACTGTAGCTCCAAACGGAAATAATGTAAACGAAGAGCAGCAAGTTGAGTTTCAAAAGCTTATGCTTGAAAGCGTAAAACCTTTGTTACCAGTAGTTGCTTTAGGTGCCACTACTGACGTTATTAAAGAAGAAGTACAACCTGAAATGGTTGAAGAAGAAGTAATTGACGAAACATTTGCAGTATAATATGAATGATCTTTACATAGACGAAAACGGAAAAAAACACCGCGTTGGATTACCCAATGTAGAAGCATTTTTAGTTAAACATCCAACAGCAAAGTTATTTGTTGAAAAAGAAATAATGGGACCAGAAGAAAATCCTAATGTAGAGGGAAAGCCAGAAGTTGCTGCAACAACTGTTGCGAATGCAGTAACAGGAGATATGGCATCGCAATCGGAAAATGGTTCTTCGGGATTAACCGCTTATAAAGATCTTACTGACGAGCAAAAGAAACAATTAAATAAGCAGAAAAAAGTAGATTTAGGAAACTCTCCAGAAGAAATAGCTAAACGAAGAAAAATAAGTAGAGCTGAACAGGCTGATATATTGAGTACTGATATAGAACTTGATGAGGTTGTTTTAGTAGCTGGCAATGAAGTTGAAGAAACTATAGACCCTACGGCTAAAGGTTTTGTTGACTCTATAAAAAACGTTACTAAAGATAATTCAAAAGAAGCTATAGCTACCAATTACTTCAACTTAGAACAAGGTATTGGTAAAATGGATGGAGTGCTTGAGCCTAACATAGGAAAAAGACCACAGCGTTTTAAAAAGCTACCGGACGGTAGAGATTCAGGAACAGCTGAGTACATTAATAGTTATGACACTGATTTAAAAAATGCTTTAGGTGAAGAAAAATACGAAAAATGGGTTAAATTAAGAGATTCATCTGACGAACCTGTAACAGCTGATTTTCTTAAAAATAAATTAGATTTAAAAGATATACCAGCTAATGTTATAGCTAGCACTGTTCAAAAAGAAAAATACAGCGCTGCCGAAAGTTATATAAACGAAAAAGACTTAAACGAAGCAGAGCAAGATGCTTTGAGATTTTACCTTCCTGGAGATCAAGAGTTTAAAGATGATTTAGCGAATATTGTTATACAAAGAAAACAAGATCAATTAGATTTTGAAGCTAAATTTGGCAGACCCTTACTTAGAACAGAAACCATACAGGGAAGAACTTACATTTATGGCACTGATAAGCCTATTCAAAAAGCAATAGAAGATCAAGACAAAAGACTTTTACAAGAATTTAAATCAATAGAATCTGAGGCTGAAAATTTATTTGAAGTAGATATAAAAAATTACGAAAATGAATTACTTAGTTTAGACGATTCTATAGAACAGCAACAGGTTTTAATAGCTAAATCAAAGCCAAAAACTCAAGAAGAGTTAGACAATTTAAATTCTAAAATAGAAACACTTAATTTAGATATAGAAAAAAGAAATTTATATTCTAAAAACACTATAGAGTCTTTAAATAATAAAAAATTAGAGTTAAACAAAAGATCTGAAATATTAACCTCTTTGATTCCTGAAGTTGGATTAACTAAGACAGCCAATAGAGCTATTCAAAAATCTTATGCTTTAGACAACCAATTTTCTTTAGTAATGGAAGAGGCTTTTTTAGGTAGTGGGGCTATGTTAGCTGCTTCTACTTTAAAAGGAATTGGAGACGTTGTACAGTTCGTAGATAAGTCTATGTTTCAAAGAGAAGGAGCGGAAGACTTTATTAGTGAAGATGCTGTTAAACAGCTTGCTGACTTAAAGGGCGCTGCAGTGGATTATAACCAAAAACTTAGAAAAACTAAACAAGAAGTATTACCAGAAACTCTTGGAGAAGATGATGATGGTTACTGGGGTAGAATGCTTGTTGATAATAGCCCGTCTATATTAACCGCTATATCAACTATGGGAGCTGGAGGTTTAGGCGTTGCTGGGGCTAGAGCTGCCGCTAATGCTGCAACTGCTGTTTTCTTTACAATGGAAACAGGTGGGCAAATGGCTAATTTAGAAATACAACAGAGAAATGCACCTAAAGTAATATCTGCTTTAGAAGCGGAACTAGAACAAGCAAAAGGAGATTTTGAAGTAAACAGAATTAAAGAAGAAATAGCAGAACAAAAAAACATATTAAACAAAGCTCAGTGGCAAAAATCTTTAAACAGCGTGCTATATGGAGGTATAGCTGCTGGAGCAGAAAGATTTGGTACTTTAGGTTTTATAAAAAACTTTCAGAAATACTCAAAAGCAGTTGGTTATAACCAGTTTAGAAAAGTAGCAAACATAGGTATAAGTAAAACTTTATCTAAAAGTTTAGGTGCAATAGGTGGTATTGGAGTAGGTGTTGCTATAGAAGAGTTAGAAGAAACTATGACTTTAATAGGTCAAAACTTAATGGACCAAGCTGTTTTAGATATAGACAAAAACACTTTTGAAGGTTTAGATAAAGAGTTTTTTAGAAATGTAGCTGTAAGTTCTTTAGCTATATCAGGAACGGCGGCTAGTCAAAATATTTATTCTGCAGTTTCTCAAGAGTTTGCAGATAGAATAGAAGCTAAAAAAGAAGGTAAATTAAGAGGTCAAGTATTAGACATACAAAGACAATTAGATAAAGGTGGATTAACTAGAAAAGGTAGAAATTTACTTGAAAAAAATAAAAAGAAAGTACTTAAGGAATTAGCTTTAGATAACACTAAAAAAGTGTTAAAAATATCTAACTTAACCGCAGAAGAGTTTGAAAACATAACAGAAACAAACAGACAATTAAGAAACATTCAAAAAGAAGCTAATAGTATTGGCCAAAGTGGAGATGTTAGCAGCTGGTCAAATGACGAACTAAAAAGATTAAAAACAGAGTATGATAATCTTTTGTCAGAGCGCGCTAAGGTTTTTGATAACAAAAGACAAGAAGTATTAGATTTGTTTAAAGGTCAAACTTCTAACGTTGTCGAAGCTGCTAATACTTATGGGCTTTATGAGTTTGCTAAAGGAGTTGCAAAAAATCAAAAAGGAGTAAACCAATTAGAGTTTAATAACAAAAACGATCTTAAAAAATATTTAGAAGAAGGTAATTTTAGCGATGAATTAATTAAAAAAATAACAGAAGGTTATGACGAAGGTGCTAATGCTTTTAATCAGGTAGGCTCTAACGACATAATTCTATTTAAAGAAAACATAGTAAAAAATATAGCTTCAAGTACCACTATAAGTGGTAGAATAGCTGCTATGGCACCATTACATGAGCTTGGACACATACAAACTAGACAAGCTGGTATTATTAAAGATGGTGAGGTTGCTGGCGACGCTGTTAAGATGATTGAAGGTATAAATAAAAAAGTATCTGATTTATTTAATCAAAAAAGCATAACGCAAGATCAATATAACGCTTTTAAAGCAAGAATATCTCAATATACAAACACAGATGGTAAGGTTGACGCTGATGAGCTTATTCAAGCAGTTGCAGACTTTACTAATATAGGAGTTTTACCTAAAAGCGCTTTTAATAGCGTTTATGAAATAAAAACATACGTTAATAGCGTAATGAAGCACATAAACGGAGATGCGTCTATGTATTTTCAACTGGATACAGCTAGTGATGTTTTTAACTTTGTATCTAGCTGGACTGGTAAAGCTAAAGAAATGATTCAATTGCCTGCTGGCGAAGAAGACAAAATTGAAGAAGGCAAAGAATCTAGATCTGAAGAAGCGTCTACAAGAGTTCAAGAATTATACGACACGCAAGGTGAAGCTGCTGCTTTTGATATTATAGAGCAGTTTAAACCTATAACAAGTAAAATAGTAGAAAAAAGATCTCAAGCTCCAGGCTTTGACCGTCAACTACTTACAGATGAAATAGAAACTGGTAAACGTGGTATATTAGATTTAGTTAGAGAATACGATGCGGAGTCAGGTGTTCCGTTGGCAGCTTATATAAATAAATTTTTACCAGCTAGAGCTATTGAAGCGTCTAAAAGAATACTAGGTGAAGAGTTTACAGATGATGTAACGGAAGCTAAAGGCATTGCCGCTGAAGAAGTTGCTGTTGATGTTGCACTTGCAGATAAATCAACTACGTCTAAACTAAGAAGAGTTCTTGGAATAAAACAAGGTGATGCTATATACGATTTAGCTAAAGAAGTTTCTGGCGAAATACTAAGTAGTGATTTACCTGGTAAAAAAGTTAAGACAGCTATAAATAAAGAAGCTAGAAAAAGTAAACTACGTAAAGCTGTATCTGATCTTATGGGTACGGAAAAAGCTATAGACGAACAGTTTCTTAATAAAAATATATTAGAAATACTAAAAGCTTTACCAGCATCGGATCTAGTTAAACTAGAAAGAGAAGCTAAAGTAAAAGTATTAGCAGAGCAAGGTCCTAGACTTAACGTTAAAGATGCTAGGGAAGCCGTTAACAAGGGTTTACTACCAAAGGATACTAACTTACAGTCTGGTCCTAAAGTGTCTTCTAAACTGCCCACAACACTTGAACAAGCTAAGGAGTTTTTCACTCAAAAAAGAAAAGCTGGTTTAGTTAATGTTGTAACTGAGATGTTAGTTAAAGACGCTGCTCCTGAAGTTACTAAGGGCAAAATGGAACCAGCTAAAAGAGCTAAGGTATTATCTGAAATAGATAGAGCTCCTGAGCTTAAGTTTAGTAAATCTAATTTAACTAAAGAGCAACTTAATTTAGTTAAACAACAGCAAGGTGAGATATTTCAGAGATTTGTATCTTCTGACCGCAACGTTAAGAGTATGCGTTTAATCCTTAGCGACGTGCTTGAAGATGCTGGCGTATCTGACGAAACTATAAGTAAATACGCTCAAGAATTAACTTCTCCTGCTAAAAAGTTTATTGTTGATCTAAAAAAA